GCATGAAGTCACCAAATGCTTTCGGGAAACTTGAACGAACTACATCCAATCCCTTAACCACCATCTTACTGACATCTTGACTCGTTTCCAAATCATACACCTTATCAAGTGCATATCGCTTCTTTGATACCCAGAACCCCGTAGATGCAACGGATTCACCCTTGATGTAAAAACGATGCGAATTGCAATTAAAAGCACGTTTTGCGAACGTGTCATAAAATTTATTTAACAATGCTTCCATCTCACGTGCTTTTTCAATCGTAAACTGCTTTGCATCAGCGTCTGGTGGAAGGATAGGTTTTGCTGAAGCATAGATGGAGTCGGTGTCGATATACGTTACATAGTCCCCCGCCTCTCCCAACAACTTTTCATACTGCTTGTTTACTAATTTGGCACTAGATTTAATAACGTCTTGTCCTGTAATTGTAACCGCAGCAGCGTTGTCAACGTCATAGAAACGGAACACAGGCAACCCAAGAACACCATACAACGAATTCAAGAAAATCTTCTGAATATGTTGGCGTCGGTCATAATAGTCTGCCATTTCCTTGTTTCCTTCGTTGACATACTTCTTCATCGTGTTCTTATATTCGACACGCTGACTAAACCACGTATCAAGAACTTCTGGAATAATACCCTTCTTATCGTTCGTATACAGTACACCATTCGAACTTACCGATAGATTATTATCCGTAATGAATTCCATAAATGTATCGTAGTCCATTTCCATAGAAGAGTCTGTACCCTTTTCCTCAACAACATAAGCAGTAATCTCTTTACGGAAATGTTGTTCCATATTCCAGTTCCGAACAAATCCAATCTTCGTTTCTGGGCTGATGTTAAGACTCATAATGATGGATGGATACAGCGATTGCAAGTCGAGAGAATATACCCAATCATACAAACCAGGTACCGGCTCTTTCACATATGCACCGATAAACCCTTCCTCTCCACGGTCAAGTGCTTCCATCTTCTCACGACTATCTTGCGGTTTATCCGTCACGATAATTCCCTTACGATGAAGGTAAGTGACGATGGTGCCTTCGAGGAATCGTGACGACATTGGATAGTCCTCATACGGCACGTGTCCGATGTGACAAATACCACGCACAAGTTCGATGAGCTTCAACTTCTTGTCAAGCTCAACAATGATACGCACGTCTTGTAGGTTATACTCAATAAACTTATCAAGGTCATCTCGAAACAATTGATCGAGAGAACCTTCATATGGAATCTTACCCATATTGACTTCAATGCGACCAATTGTATCAAGTCGATAGTTTGGTTGCTGTGTATAAGTAAACTTCTTGTATAGGTCAAGATAGTCCAGCGAACTTACTCCAGCAATTCTATATTTTTCCTGTCGTTCGGAATATTTTACCTTACCGATTGGGGACAGCCGATTGGCAACAGAGGGACCGCAGACTTGTCGGATACGATTATACAAATATGGTACGTCGAAATAGTTACTATTCCAACCGGTGATGATTGTGGGTTGAATTTCTTCGTACAAGGAGATGAACTTATGGAGTAAGTCAACTTCCGTAGGACAGAATATCGTATCCACTTCTTCCGTCATTCTATTGTCGTACAACTTTGTTGTATCAAGTACGAACACCGTGTATTTGTTTGTTGTTGGATCATATGCAGCAATTGAAGTGATTTCATTATTAGGCTTATGAATATTTGGAATACCATTTGCCATCGACACCTCAATATCGAAAAACATCACAATGTTCCCTTCGGACGGCGTATCCTCGTCTAGATAAACATCCGTCAACACCCGTGTTTCTTTTGGCAAGTCACTCTCAAACACGTTTGGGTGTCCACGCATAAATCGGCGTGTCTTACTCAAACGTTCACCCGTCATACTTATAAACTTGCCCTTCGGGTCTTTTACATATGCATAATTGAAATCTGCCCACGGCAAAATAATCAACCCCTGTTTATCGTCCCAAATATAAACAGTAGGTGATTCATCACCGTGCATATCAACATATATGTTTTTATAAGCCATATAACCTCGTTTTAAGTTTCACTCTTAAATATACAAAAACCCTCAACCGAAGTCAAGGGTTTTAGTTTTGGTCTGACATTACTCCACACGGCTGTCTGAATGGGAAATCGGGGTGTCCTAAATATCCAATAGCGTGTAAACTTTCGTGTACTAATATCCAGCGTTTATTACGACTTGGGTAAGGAAGATAAATAGCTGAATCAGTTGGATTAAAAAATCCTGCCAAATCAATACTACCATCTACTGCCTGTACTCGTAATTTCGAAGAGGGAATAACTACCCAGTATATATCTTCATATTTCAGTTTAGGCTGTTTTGTATTACTACATTCCACGGCATCATTATAAGCCCGTCGCCTTATAACTTCTAGTTTAGTATTTTCTTCTGGAGTAATTTCTGGATATGGTTTTGAGCCAAAAATAACAATTAATACTATTAATATAATAGCAGTTAAAACAAGTATTAGTTTAGCTCTAGTTGTCATAGTTACACTCCCGTTGAACCGAATCCCCCAGCTCCACGTTGGTCAGATGATATTACTTCCGTAACTTCTTCTACACTAAAATTAACTGTAGGGATTAGTACAAGTTGTGCAATCTTTTCACCAGGAGTAAGATTGATTAAGCTCTCTGTCCCATTATATAATGCGATACAAATTTCACCGATGTATCCATTATCAATAACTCCTGCAACGGTGAAGAGTCCACGCTTTGTTGCAACAGAAGAACGGTCTTTAATGAATCCACCATATCCTTCTGGAAATTGAATAGCGATTCCCGTTTTAACAACTCGCGTTTCTGCTGGGAATATTGCCGTGGCTTCATCACAAAACAAATCATATCCCAAATCACCAGCATGTGCTTTCTGCGGCAGTGTCGCAGTTCTAGATAACCTTTTTACTTTCATTATATAATCTCACTATGATTTCTGAAGGCTGTGTCCACTGCTTCTTGTATAAAACCTAACATTGCGGTTTCATCACCACCACCTTCTCTTGTATGTATTTGCTGACCTTTATAGAACACTTTGAAATGTGGAACTCCTTTTACTCCCCAAGTTTCTAAGCAATAATCTTTTTGTTCTTGTGGTTCCCATGCATTTATTCTGTAAAACTTTATGTTGGCATTAAGTTTATCAAAATACGACGCAGCTGATTCATAATGAGGCATTGTAGCTTTACACGGACCACATGTTGCTCCGAAGAACATAAGAACATGCATCGCATCATCTGCGGGAACGCCTGATTCAGGCTGCATGTCTTTCATTGTTATTTCTGTAACCATAACTGTCTCCATTTTTGTTTATCAACTTCTTTATTTTGTTTCTAACTGATTTGGTGTTTCCGTTTATTTCCGATTCCCACAACGATAAAAACTTAAACCCTAGTGATTCAAAATGAGTTTTTCTACACTCATCTCTCTTCCATATTTGTGCTGCAGTTTTCTTTTTACCTCTATTGAAAAAATCATATGAGTATTTCTGTGGATTGCAATGCCAGAAATCTCCATATACTTCTATAATATATTTATCTTCTACTAAAAAGTCAACATTGTATTTGTCAATAGAAGTTTGAATCTTAAAAGAGACATTCATCTCTTTTAGCATATTATAAATTTTAGTTTCTATGTTGTTGAGAGAACTAATAGACTGTTTTTTAAGTTTGGGCTTTCGGCCCATAGTTAAACTCTACAAGAATTCATTTGACGTATCTCAAAATTTTATAGCACGTTCAATTTTACTTTTAATTTTATCTTTTGGAGTTACACCAAAAGCAAATTCTCTTTTACGTCCATCTTTGTACACCAACAACATAGGTACCGCCTTTGCTCCTGTGAACGTCTTTGCATCCGGCACCGTGTCGATGTCTACCTTATAAAATTGTAGTGGAATCTCTTCCGATAACTCTTCAATTACTGGTAGCATCTCTTGACACGGTTGACACCAAGAAGCGTATAAATCTACCACCACTACATCATCAGCAGTAACCGCTTCCTTTAACTCATCAATAGTCTGAATACTAGAAATCATATAATATATTTCCTTGTGTTGAATCCCTTGTGTATAAATATCATCCCATCAATTCTTTTATGTTAACAAAGGTAATTCCAGAATCAATTAAAGACTGATTGTTCTTTTTGATTTCTTCAAAGAAATTCCATGCCAACACTAAAATAATATCTGGTTTATCCTCGTTAATCTTATCCTTTGAGAAGATAGGAATCTTCACACCTGGAACATACTTTCCATGCTTTAGTGTGTTGTCCTCAACGATGTAAGAAATTTCTTCATTTGTCAATCCGAAATAGTTTAAAGCTGTGGTTGCTTTCGCTGGTGCTCCATATCCAACAATCTTTAAACCGTTCTTCTTCATCATCTTAACATTTTTAACGATGTTGTTTTTTGCCGATTCCACTCTCTTGGCAAAGTTAACATACGTTTCATATTTGTCAAGACCACATTCCAATTCTTGTGCTAAAAAGTATGAAACACTTGCATCCACATTCTCTGGATTCTTTGCGATATAGACTCGGATAGAACCACCGTGAGTATTCACGTGCTCAACCTTATAGACTTTATAACCCAATATATTAAAGAAGTTATTGAGTGACAACACACTCCAATAATTGAAGTGTTCGTGATAGATGTTATCGAACGTCAAATCTTGTATTGTGTTTAATAGGTATTGTACTTCAATAATCAACGAACCATCTGGCTTAAGTAACGTAAATGCGGCGTTTGCCATTTCCTTCAAGTCGTTCGCATGAGCAAATACATTTGATGCAGTAACTACATCGGCATGACCGTGAGTACTAACGATTTCATTTGCTACTCCTGTATTGAAGAAGGAACATATTGTAGGAACTCCTGCGTTTCGTGCCAACTCTACAATATTTTCAGCAGGTTCTACACCCAAAACTCTTACATTCTTTTCCATAAATGGCTTCAAAGCAATACCATCGTTCGAACCAATATCAACGACCAACGACTCTTCTGTCAAATTAAACTGCTTCGTGTATGAATCGGCTGCTTGTACGAAATGTTCTCTAAATGATTTTGATGTTGACGACACATACAGATAATGCTTGAACATTTTTTCTGATGGTACTGAATATGATAGCTGACAGTTATGACTGTCTGGACTATACATCAACTCTAGTGGAAACATTTCACACGGTTCTTCTGATGAGTCTAGTAGGTTGTTTGCTAACGGTGACAGTCCCAACGATAATACCGGCTTGATATTATCGTTTCCCGTAATTCTATCTGATGTCTTGTAATCCCGTAACAGTTCATCTCTAAACTTCTCGTCTACCAGTACGTATGGAATCGTGTGTGTAACGCCATAGTTTTCATGCTTACGTTCACCACGAACCAGATTTAAAAAGATAGAGTCTTTAGTAAACACCATTGTATGTGCAACATTTGGACGGATAACAGACAAGTCACCTTCATTAATTACCTGTGTTTCAATCTTTGCGTTTGGTACAGACAAATCTTTGATGACACTAATGTACTGACCCTTAATGAGTAAGCACTTCTGCTCTTGTACAGGATGATAGTGATTTGCCCGAACAGATCCTGCCTTTGATTCAATGTATCCAATCAAATTAATAGGTTCTGTTAATTCGTAGTTACTAATCTTTCCGCGTGAATCAACATATTCATCACCACCACGAAGAATATATTCCAATCGTTCAGGCTGTTCACGTTCCGACCAGTTGGTTACCATCTCTTTAATAGCGGATGTAAGTTTATTTTGGAATGTAAATCCCGTTGATAGCAACTTTTTGTTTGATAACGTATATCCTACGTTTGGAATCTCATCATCCGTTTCAATGAGATTGGTATCTGGTTCAATCGATTTGACAATTTCTGCTACCTGCTTAACTGTCATATTCTCATCAGTTAGATGGAAGATTTCATTCTTGATGTCACTACGTTCTTCCATAAACTTAAAAGAACGCACAACATCGTGAATACAAACCAACGACTTTAATTGTACGCCGCGGCCGAATAGTTTCAATGTAGCATTTTGCGATGCCATCTTTGAAAAGAGATTTGGCATGATACCGATACGCATTGTATCCGTAGAGTATCCATATACCGAACCCAATCGTAAGATAACATAATCCTTGCCAGATGATTTAATATCAAGTTCATTCTGGTATTTACTACGAGAATATGTTAATACCGGAGTAGGTTGCTCTGTTTCTTCAATATCAAACTTTGCGTCGGGGAATCCTTCGAACACAACGTGTGTGGAAGGGAACACAATCTTACAATGTGAAGGAATGTGTTTCAGAATATTCAGCGTACCCTGAATTGCAGTACGCTGAATCTCGTTATCCTTTTCTGTATTTGATTCGGTTTTCGTATAAGCTACATCAGTAATACCGGCGAGATGGTGAACAACATCTGCATCCTTTAAAATTTCAGACATTTTTTCGTCGTCCAAAATACTACATTGAACGAAGTCGATTCCCCAATCACGTAATTGCTTAACACGTTCTGAAACGAATCTATTGTCGGTAACTACAATTTTCTTAAATCGTGCTTCACCGGAATATAACTTTGTCAGTTCCGACCCGATATATCCCAACCCGCCGGTAATTACTACTTTCTTATGTCCCATATACATAACCTCTAAATTGTTTTATTGTACTTCACATCCACCACCACCACAAGCAACTTCACCTTGTAGATTGGTGTTATCTGCTGTTTCTACAACCTTCCGTAAATCGATATTGTGGAGATGTGACACCAATTCTTTATATTCTGCTTCGCTAATATCTTCGAAGGGTGCCTGCATATAAGTATGGTCTGCAAATGGGAGGACACTTAATGCCGTAAAGTTTTCACGATTTTCCCACATCCACTCACCAACACCTTCCCACTCATCTGGCTTAATAGTGACGGTAACGGATACGTTATTCTTGTTTGCTCCACCACGATGACCAGGCTTCACCCATTCCTTCCAAACCTTTGATACACGCTTCAAAAGATCAAGTGCCGTTTCTTGGCGTGTTACCGCGCCTTCTGGAGCACGTTGTGGAATACTGATAACCGCCTGTTGATTTGGCTTAAAGAATTCATCTTCAAGAATCTCTGGATGGTTTTCAATCAAGTAGTTGTAAATACTTTCATTCTTACCAACACGGATGCGACGAATGTAGAAATCGTTATGCCATGCGTGAATACCAGATGATGTCCCTAGAACTAACGACGAAGTTCCCTCCGGCTTTACTGTAGTACATCTGGATGCACGGTTCGTTCCAATTAGCTCCGCAACTCGGGCATTTTCCTCCTTCACGATGTTTGCCGCGCTCTTCATATCCAAGTTCAGAACAGCACCCGCTGCAATACCCGTCATACTCACTCCGATGAGAGCTTCCTTTTCCGTTGTTCTCTTCCATATATCTCTCAAATAGTGAAAGTTAGTATATGATGCTTGAAGTGTTCCAATGAATGCTGCTGCCTTCGCACGTGCGTTAAAATCATCTTGGTCTTTAACGTCACCAGCATTAATCGTAGTGAGGTTGCAGAATTGGAATGAACGAAGTGAGATTTCTGCACACGGGTTCAATCCCCACGATGGGTCATTTGTGAAGAAGAAGCCAGGTTCACCAGAACCAGACATTTCAATCTTCTTCCAAAGTTCCAAGAATACTTCCTTCTCTACCTTATGACGAACGATAACCGCACTGTTGTTTGAACGACCACGTTGTGGATTGGTTTCCCACCAGTTACCAAACTTACAGGTCAACATATCATCGTCATCTAAATCAAACAACGAAATCATTGCGGAACGACGAATACCACCCGACAATACTGCATCAGCGATATAACAAAGAATGTCATGCACTTCGAGTGTGGTAAGTTGTTCACCGTTTTGCTTACGGTCGAAAATCTTTTGAATATTATGAAGCGCATCCTTGAGCGGTTCTGGACCAGGTGCCTTTCCGCCACTCGTAATCAACATCGCACCCTTCGGTCGAATGTCAGAGAAATCATAAACAGGCATTGCCTTACCACGCATGTATGCGGAGACAAGTACCTTGACTGCATCCGCCCATCCTTCGATGCTGTCACCAACAAGGTAACGACGAGTCTTGGTGGGTTTATTGATTTCTGGCAACTTCTCTACGTGGGCACGTTGTACGGAATATCCTACACCGGTACCAGAAAGTAGAAGGAACATTACTTCACTAAATGCATCTGGGTGGTCGATTGGTAGGAAACAGCAGTTGTACAACCGAGCGTTATTAATTTCAATTGGCTTACCAGCAAACTGTAGTGAACGCATAGATGGGAGAATCTTTTTGTCATATACAAATTTGTAAGCTTCTTCAATTTCTTTTTCTAAATTTGGGAACTTTTCTAAATGCATCTTCTTGTTTCGATCAACAAGCTCCTTCCACGTTTCCCGTCGTTCCTTATTTGGAAGGTATTTTGAGTATTTCATAAATGTCGTGATTTCCGACAAAATCTTTGATTCTAGCAACATCTTGCTATTCTCCACATCGGTTAAAGTTTATAGGTTCTAATAAGTATATCACTCTTCGTCAGAAAAATCGCTGTGTAATTCATTAAATTTCTTCGCCAACGTTTTCTTTAACATACTCTCTCCAGCCTGCATTTGCTTCTTCAACAAAATACCCTTTGAGGAGTTTTCATCATATATTTCAATCTTACCGAGGCTAGTATTCATGTATACGGGAAGCGTAATACCGTCAGCCCCAAATCGATTCTTCATTAAGTGTGCACGACCTGTGTGATTGGCTTTATCTTCTAGCTTACGGGATAGGGAGATTACGAGGTCGGCGGTCATAATCTTATTGTAGGATTCGGAAATCTTATCGGCCTGAATGATGTCATCCTGAATACTAGAACGTTGAGTTTGTGAGGCCGTCCAACACGGAATACCCAACTCACCACTCATTCCACGAATTTCTTCATAGATGGCACCCAACTCTTGATAACGGGCATCTGCTCTATCCACAGACCGCATCAAATCAGCGTAGTCAATCAACATAATATCCGGCTTCATCTTATTACCGATTAAGTGTTCAAGATGTGCTCGAAGTGTGTGTACAGTTACACTACGTGCAGGATAATACTTGATAATAATATCGCCAGGTATGTTATCTACCATATCACGCACTTTATCTGGATGGCTTGTGATACTACCAGGTTCGATTCCCGTAAAGATGGTATCATATCGAAGCCCAACGTAATTTTCATTTAATTCAAGTGTATAGTGTACAACACGTTTTCCAGCTTTAGCAGCATTTGCTCCAATCGTAGCAAGCGCCCAACTCTTACCAATACCAGAAGGTGCGGCAATGACTCCAAGCTCTCCAGCAGCCAATCCACCACCCGTGAACGCATCAATAGCGTCCCAACCCGTTGGTACACAAATACGAGAGACGCCAGCAAGACGCATCGCAATATCTTCTTTCCAATTATGTCCGATATTACGAGGTTGTCCTGCTCGGAGTGCCCCATCAATAATATTTTTGATTTCACCATATTGACCAACTTGCAAAAGATCAACAGATTTTACAATCGCAGACTTTAATGCTTGATTCTTTGCAAAGTCCAAGAAACTATCCTTAACGTATTCCAAATCATCATCGTTCTTTCTTTGGAATGCGGTACGAAGTTGCTCTTTTACAGCAACCTTCAAAACTTCATCCTTTTCCTTTTCTAACTCAAGCTTAAAAACCTCAAGTGTTGGAAGGGACTTGTAATTACCAAAATAATTTATAGTTTCTTCGACAATCCATTTACCAGCATCATTCTCAAAAAAGTTTGGATTCAACACATCAAGTGATTGCTGCAAAAATTCAGTAGATGACAAAATACATGCCATTACCTTTGCTTGAAATGAAGGACCAAACTTTGCTAGATTGTCTACGTTCGTATCATGCTGTGGAGTCATTGTGGAACCTATTTAATGGTATAAAATTCTGAGCTATCCAACTGTCGTAATGTTGGAAACCTCCTAGTAACTTATTCTTCATCATCAACTTTGTCAAGTCGTATTTACGCAACTCAACAGTATGATTATGAAACATATTCGCAACTTTTAAACGTGCATCGTTTGACATAATTCCTTCATGCAAGTTCATTAATACTATATTACGTTCAACTATATCTTTATTACCTAAAATGTTTTGTATCATCTTGGGTACTTTCTTTTCATTTGCATATTTTTGTTCAATAAAATCAATAGAGATGGTTGCCGATGGATCTGCGATTTCTGGAATATACTTCTTTAATGTAGTTTCTCCAACGCCTTTTACTCCATCAATGTTATCACTCTTGTCACCGTTTAATGCACGGAAGAAGTGAAAGTGTGCGGGATGAATACCATAATCTTCCAAGATAACATCCACATCAAATGTTTTCTTTTTAACAGGATTATATACCTTGACGTTTTCACTTGCTAGCTGAAAGAAGTCTTTATCCGTTGAATAGATAATACTCTTCCCACCTTCTTGTGTAACCAGTTGTGAAAGATATGCAATCACATCGTCTGCTTCCACGTTATCCAACGCAAGAATTGTCAACGGTAAACATTCTAACATTTCTATCAGAGTGACCAATTGCCACTTCATATTTTCTTTTTCTTGCTCATCCGTTGTTAAATCATATGCACGATTCAAACGCACTGGTGGCTTTCGGTTTGCCTTGTACTGTGGGTATATCTTACGTCTGCGTTGACTTCCACCTTTCCCGTCAAACACGACAACACAACGTGTCGGTTTAAAGGTACGGATGGCAAGACCAAGACTCTTAAGAAATCCCATCATTCCACCAATATGATTACCATCTTCATCCATCGAAGGAACAGCGGCATAAGAACGTATGAATAAATTCATCGCATCGATTAACAGGACATGGGAATTATATCCCATGCCCTGCTCGTCGTTTTCAAACTTCATATTTTGAAATATATCTTGTAAGTTAACCATTTAGTAATTGCCTTGTGGTAGTACTTTTTGTTTCAGGAGAATATTTCCATCCGAACAAAAGTCTTACCATAAATTTATGAAACCAATTTGGATGCTTCTTATATACTGGAAATCGTGTACCACCGATATCCCAATGTCCCACATGCAACGCTGGAACAATAGCGGCATGTGAGAAATTGGAATAGGTCCGTGTATTATTCGTCGTCTGATGCATCTGCGATACTCACTGCTTCAGGATCAAACTCACTCTGATACTTCATAATTAACGAATCACAAATCTCGTTGTAGAGTAGTTCCTTACGTTCCATATCTGATTCAAGGAATCCTGCGAACTCCTTCGATTGGAATTTGGTTTCTTCACCCGTTTCAGGATCTTCATAGGTGTACCACGCACCAGCTTGCTTCACAAGCTTCAAATCCTTCATCATCTTAAGCCACGCACCCGTATCATCAATACCACGATTGAAGTAAATCTCAAACTCAGCAGTACGATGCGGCGGTCCCAAACGATTCTTCACAATGTTTGCTTTCACCTTTACACCAATTACATCACCCGATGAGTTATTAATCTTTCCCATCAAATTCAATCGGAGACGAGTCGAAGCATGGAACGCAATCGCCTTACCACCCGAGGTTGTCCACGGGTCAGAGAATGCCATAGCGTTGAGCTTCTGACGGAGTTGATTGGTAAAGACGAGTGCAATCTTTTCTCTGCCAAGTAGGCCGGTAATCTTTCGCATCGCCTTACTGATGATGATAGCCTTGTCCGTTGCATACCCATCCTTACCGAAGTCGGCTTCCATTTCTTTCTTCGTCGAAGCTGCGGCAACAGAGTCCACGACAATCGTAACCAACTTGTCCTTATCCTTTCCAGAACGGACTTTTTCAATAATTGTAGTAATTGCATCAAAGATTTCCTCAACAGTCTGGAGATGAACATAAACCAGCTTGTTCGTATCAATCCCAACTGCACGGAAGAACTCTGGATTGACTGCGGTTTCTGTGTCAATCAGAACACCAACACCACCGCGTTTCTGTGTGTTTGCAATGAGCTGTGCACCGAGTAGAGACTTACCACTACCTTCCAATCCCGTCAATTCGGTAATACGACCAACAGCGATACCACCATGCGGACGATTACTAATAGCAACGTCAAGCATCGTAGCACCGGTAGAAATAAAATCTGTAAAGTCGGTAGGCGTTTCTTCACGACCATCAAGGAAGAATGCAATCTGGTCGCTGTCTTTGTTTAACTTGTTTAGTGACTCTGCGATAAGAGACGCCAACTCGTCGCGGTCTGGTTCTTGAATAACCTTCTTTTCTTTTGCCATATATGTCCTCAAATGTGAAAACGCAAGGGTACCCCACAAATATAGTAGGGTACCACCTGCGTTGTCAAGTGTATTAGTTAAATACTTCGTCGAATTCGTCAATCATATCTTTGACTGACGTTGACTTCTGCGTAGTCGCAGACTTTGTTGCTGTCACGGACTTTGGTTCGTCCTTAGCGACAGGCGCCGATACCGTTGCCTTACTATCAGGGTCAAGATAACGCTCGAGAGCGACCTTAAGCTCCTCATAAGTGGGTTCCTTAAAGATTGCACGAAGGTCGGGCTGATTCTCAAGGCATCCCTTGATCTTGTCAGCGGAATCCGAAAGCGGAGTCTGGTTCGGCTTTGGACGAACCATCGTCTTGGCGAAGTTCGTGTCGGACTTCTCCTGTGGGATATACTCAACCACAATATCACGACCATTCTTTACGTCTGTGATGTCGCCGTAATCGGGGTCAGCGATGATAGAAAGAAGTTCCTGATAAACCGTCTTACCGAATGACATAAATCGAACACCCTTCTCTTCCTCACCACGAACGACGATGGGAACAAAGGTACGGAGCTTCGGACGGAAAGGACGAGCCTGTGCGTAATCGTCTTTAGTACCTCCCGACGCAATCTCCTCAGCGAATTCCATAATCGGATCGCGATTACCATACGAGGTCGGGGAAAGATAGGTCTTGTTACCTAGATAATGAAAATACAGTTCAGCAAAAGGATTTTCCTTGTTTTCCTTCCACGGAACAATACGAACGACCGTCTTACCTTCGGTCGGCTTCCAAAGTGCTTCTGAACGTTCACCCTGGCGATTAAACTGGTTAAGTTTAGCTTTTAGTGCGGCAATGTTTAGACTCATTTTACTTCTCCTTAATGTTTAGTGTTTAGTGAGTTTACAACTCCCTATCAATAATATTAATAGGGCCCTGCTTATATGTCAAGTGTGTTTAGCGATTATTTATCCAAAATACTCTTACTTTAATTTTTGATTGTCGGCCTTCTGGTAATTGATTATTAAGACCGTGAAATTCTTCAATCTTACTACGAAATAAATATACTAACATTTCATTAGTATTCAAATTTAATACGATTTGGCTTGTGGTACTCATTTCCGCTGTATCACGTGCCATATTTAACATAGAATTTTTTGGGTAGAACGGTTGTCGAAGAGCACGCGCTATATCGTGATAATCATTAACTGCTGATAACTGTTTTTCTGCACTTATCTTACGAATCTTTGAAGATAAATATTTTATACCTTCTGTATATCCTGCGTCGGTATATAAGTGCCCGTGATTGGTACGAACAGTAATATCTTCCATATTCAATGGTTTGATGCTCACCGCATGTCTTGACGTATTTTCTATGACCGCTCCTTGTCGAGCGTTTGCTACAATCGTGTGTCCCTTGATGCCACCGTCAAATCCAGCCGCAGACTTTATGGCTCCTTTTAAATCTTTGTGACCTAACGCAGCCATAACGCGTGGAGCGTCTTGGGATTTTTGTCCAGACTTTTTAACTAATTGTTTTTCTTTTTCGTCAAATCCTACCATCAATGCGGTATTTAAAATACCAATACCGTGTTCATTCATACCTTCAACCCATCCAGTTGTCATATCATGAAATAAACACACCTCGGTATTATCCACCAATCGTCGAACAATTTCAACTTGTGGGTTGTATGATCTATCACGATTCTTTGCTATAATGACATTAGAACCGATTGTAGATGCGGCTACAATACATTCCCCAAGATGTGATGGTGTGTTCATATGTTTTAACAGTCAATAATTTTAGATAATTTTGTATTAATAGCCTTAAGTTTTCCGTAAGCTGTTACTAACACCATATTTTTTAACTCGGTCCAATCAATTTTGTACGATGTATCTAAAACGCCACCATTTTTTTGTTCTATCAATTTGTTGATTGCGTTTATAGTATAAATTGTATTTGTGTGCTTTTTTCTGTGTACTGAAATTGTTGACGGTGGTGGTGTTAACTTCAAGCTATCACTCTTTGCAACGTTATACGTTAGAATGAGTTGTGAAGCATCTTCAACGTTTTCCAACAAATAGACTTTATTAAACATTAATTTATATGTAGCTTTTATGTCGTCTATTGTCTTTTCCAATCCGTCTACCGTTGTAAACGTACACAGTAGTTGGGTTTGTTCTTCCATATCTATACCTATTGAAAGAGAAATACTTCCAATAAATATAATTTAGATATGTCAAAGTTCCTCTTTTAGAACATCATAATTGATTCCTGAATACAATCTTACTGGGAAGTTTTCTTGTTGTAGTATCTCCCGAATATCGTGTTTTATTGTACTTATCTCGTCAGGATGGCAATCTAACAGAATTGCATCATAAGTGTAAAGAATCAATTTAGATTTCTTATCTTCAAGATATTCCAAAACACTTTTTAGTTTAGGAATTGTTTTTTCAAATTCATAACATTGGACAAAATAATTAAACAACTTATGTTCGGAAACATCTTGGTCTTGAACGTGAATTCGTCTTTTACTGATTGGTGCAACAAATCCTCTTTCTTGATAATCTGAATAAATACGGCGTGACAGTTCCTTAATACTTTTTAGTAGTGGAATGTCAGTTTCTACATCAGCACCATAGAGGATACTAAACGTGATTTGTTTACCTTCCTCATATTCTTCTTTTGTGAGAAAGTCTTTTTGATAATACTGCTTCGCCAAATACGTGTGAATTGGTTCGATTGGCATATCGATATTCATATAATGTCCAATCAATCTTAAGTGATATGCTTCAAAATCCATCTGCACTAGATTTCCACCAGCGAATCTACTTATAAACGCTGCACGACTGCCATCCGTTTTGTTTAACGCGGCAAAATTAATTTTTCCAAATCTGTTACTAGGTCTACCGGTCATAGTATATGGATGATATTGTGAGTATACCAACCCATCTGTAATCAACCGACTTACCTTATCACCAAAATGTGAAATCAATAGCTTTTCATCTACAGCCAAACCAGCCGATTCAATTTTTCGTAAAACCGATACAGCAATTTTAATAAATGTATTTTCCATACCAGCTATATCATCTGCACCATTTAGTTTATGTAATATAGTGTTATGATATTTTCTAATTACACTAGACCAGACTGTAATAGGAACTATTTTATTCACATCCTTTGTATTCTGAAACATCATATGCGTTTCTTTTACATACCAAGAAAATACATCTTCAATCTCTGGAAAAGACATATTTGCTACATAACCTAAAGTATTTATACGATCTGTGTGGAGTGTAAGAAATGTATTTTTAGGTACATCGAATATTGGTGCATCTTGATGTGTAATAGATAATGTATAAAAGTCGCCATTAAAAAATGTATACCCAATGCATAACGTCGGATTAGACGCAGGATGTTTATGGATATCACGAAAAATCGGGGTGCATAAATGCATTTCCCGATTCATTCGTTCAACCAATTCATCATACTGTTGTTTATGATTAATAACCATTTATCCCTCGGACTGCCAATACTCCGTATAGTCTGTAATATACTTGTGGATACCACCAAATGTCAAGTCAGCTTTACGAACCGACTCTTTGTTAGTATCCCGTACTCCCATAGAAGTTACCCCGTTAGATAATATAGTATTATCTTTTTTACCGACAATTCTCCACTTTACCATTGCTGTTATAAATCGTGGATTAGTTTTAAAATCAGAATATTGGCGTTCATCAATTTCCGATACATAATCAATATGATTACTCGGTCTTACAAAATATCGTTTAAGATATTTATTTTCTACGTCTTGTAATGTGACTATGGGAGGAGTCACTACAGGACTTTTTTCAAACTGTTCTAATATGTTTTTCTTATCTTTTGGGTATATCTTGTTTATCAAATTAATGTCAGACATATATTAATCTCGTACCATATCTCTGTCAAGTAATGCGACAATTGCTTCCTTCCACTTGGTGCCTAAATAATTAAATTGAGCATGTATTCCAGTTTGCCAACCATTAATATCTATTGTATCTTCAATACTCATAATCTGAAATGCTCCAAACGCTTTGTAAAACGCAGGAATACGATCAACCCAGAATAATTCTCCAATACGCATTCCATTAACACCAGGCATTCTTAAATCAGCGGTAAGTGACAATGTTCCCGGTGAAGATCCAAACGCATTAGATTTATCTCCATTTGCGTCACAACGAATATTAGCTAACATAAGTTCTGGGAATACTTCGACGTAACGGAAGATATCTTCTAATCCAGGAAACTCTCTCATAATTCCTTCTTTTACGGCCGCGGCGGCGGCCGTTGTAGTTTCTTGGGTTTGAATTTGTTGCAATTGTGCCTGAGCTCTATTGCATTTTGCACATGTTTCAGAACCTGCAGCTGTATTGGGGTCATTACAAATTGCTGGTTTTTGTGCTGGTGGCGTGGGAGTCGTGGGCGCAGCAGCTGGATTTGTTGGTGGGGTGCCCGAGAATGTAACTCTACCGTTAAATTCCCAATGCCACGCCTCCGCTGGGTCTTGTGTGAATTGATAATTAGATGCGTTTGCCTTTAACCAATTGTGGGCAGGACTACCGTTTGAAATAGAACCACCTCCCTCGGTACTTAAGTCAAATGCCAATGCCCAACCGTGATTTGAAGTACCAGGTTGTGCACACAATCCAATATAATTTCCCGTTCTTCTAGATTTTAATTGTGTTGGGGATCTTACATGAGCAGGTCCACCGGTCCATCCTTTGTCTTTTATACAATTTATTTGTACACCGATCGGCCGGTATCCTTCACAATATTTTATTTTATGCCCAGCGGCCCACGCCGCATCCAACATTCTAATAAGCGCATCTGCTGCTTCTGGAAATGTTTTTGCGCTACCACATGCCGCATATTTATTAATAGTTACCATAGCACTCGCGGGCATTCTACCATTACGGAATCCTGCGTCATACAGTTGAGATGCTGCAGCTAATCTCGTACTTCTGTTGGTGTACGAAATTGGCACATTAAACGGTCCTTGAACACTATCGTACACCACAAATTCTTGTGTACTACCTGGAATTGAAACCACACCTGCGGCGGATGGTGTTGATGTTGGATTACATTGTTGGCATTTCTTACATTCTTCACTTTCCACAGTTGACTGTGCTGCAGCTTTCTCTGCGGCATTTGCGTTATTAGCTGGCGGTTGACCGGCGGAACTTGCATTTGCTGGTCCCGGCTGGTTACCGATACCAGCCGCTTGAGCCGTCACTTGTGTATTATTTTGTCCACACGTTCCAGTTGGTGATGGTATGATTGGCTTGATAGTTAAATCTGGACCTTGCCCACCGTTTGCACTAGGTGACAACGTAGTAATAGCAAACATTTCTCTCAAAGAATCATTTGCATCCGAAATTAATGCTGTACTACAGTTGGTATCTGTATTAGCTTGTACTTCTCCACCTGCTGCTTGTAAATCTTTAGGTTGTACCAATCCCATTGTAGCAATTTGGGAGAATAATCTTTTCGGTAATGCTAAGTCTACAGTACAATCTGTTAATTCTGACCCAACTAATTCTACACCACCACCGTCGCGTGGAATTTTTCTTATGTACTTGTTAAAAATATGAATATTGTTTTTTAATCTTTCTACTGCCGCAACCGAGTTTGGTCGGTAGTTAGCGTCAATAATCGTATATTCATATTTAGCTGTTCCAAAATCTGTGGAGGTTCCTACTGTTGGACATGTATACGTCTGTGGTTCCGCTACGTCTAGTGTAAGTGCCCAGAATCCACGGGTTGCACTGTTCATACGGTCTAATAACGTAGCAACACCTCTTAAAACCGTATCTGCGCCTGCCATACTTTCCGCAACAGCTTTGTGATTAAGCCAGACACCTGTACTTAAGAATGCTCTGTCTCTAGAGTTAGCTGGAGCCGTGTCTCCTGCTGCATTAGTTGACGTTTCCAACTTACCTATCTTAGCAAATTCTTTAGATTTATCTGTTTCGTTTAATAATTTACGAACTTCTGGGTCCGCACGGTTGGGGCTATTGTCTTGTGAAGCTAATACTGCGGCTGCCTCATTGACAACAATCATTGTACCGGGGTCAACCGAACGTAAGAATTGATTAAAACCAATATAATTTTCTAAAGGATCATCAATATTTTCTCCTCCAGGCGAATTAATTGCAGTTGGAGCAGAAGAACGTGCTGGTCCATCCAAATATGGTCGTATCAATGCTATTTTTTGTTTTGTACTTTCAGGAAGTCCTGCTTTTTCGAATATCGCTTTAACACCATGTTCTGGATGATTAATTACTACATTAACAAAGAATCGCCATGTCATAAAATATGCATCATCGGATTCCGCAAAACTTTTTTCTGATGTGTTTGGTTTTTGCGTATCTGCGCCAGGCTCCCCTTCCTTTTTATTACCATTCTGAAAATATTCCACATGGTCTTTCCATTCTGGTAATAACTCTCCTTTATATACACCGTCTAGTAGTGACTTTAAATTAAGGCCGCCTCCGACTGTTTTAGTAAAGAACGACTCGACACTATTAGCTCCTTCCGCACAAATTTGTCCGGAATTGTCTTTTGGTGGAACAACAGTTTGTTTAGTAGAATATGCCCACGCATCTTCAGACGGACCTACTATTTTTACAGAACAGTCGAATGAACCATCAGAGTTTGCTTTAGTAGAAAAGTTTGCTACTCTACCAAACATCCACATATACTGTCCTTGAGTCGGATACACATAACAATTTAAAATTTCTTCTAAGCCAACTTCACGTTTCGCTAGTCTATCTAACAACGAAGTTAATCTACCTCTGTCGTACCAAGGAAATAAATGTTCCGAAATATCACCACGTTCTCCAAACGACGGTGATAGTTCTGCCGCAAACTGTTGCCCCCACTCCAATACCATACCAACACCCGGTATGAAAAAAGTTCTATGCAATATTTCAAGTTGAGCCAACGATGGTACTGAAATTTCTAACTGTCCGCTTGCTAATAATCCATTCTTATTTCTACCGATTGTCATTTTGGTTATACCAGGCGGTGGTATTCTTAAAAAGTCTTTACCTTCGGCAGAGGTGGCTAATTGAATGTTATCTTCAAAAAATTTAGCTAAAAGATTATCGGCAGGATATTGTGCATATATTTTTTGATTCGTACCATCACCAGTATATGTGTATCCTACATACGGCGCTGTTCCTCCAGCGTTAGATAACATATCTTCTGCTCTAACGTCTGAATTAATAGCGTGTAATCCAATTGTGAATCCAATATTACCCGCTCCCAAATATTCTGGTATTTGAATAGTGGTGGTTGCTTTGACGAATGGCATTGCTACTTGAATTGTGTTATCCAACACACTTCGTGCCTTTAGGATTTTTCGTATTTCTGGATTCGTGATTTTATAGTCAAATGAACCGAAATTGTGTTTAGACTCTGGCATATATTATAACTGTTGTGGTATTATTATTTGCTGTCCTGGCTGTATGAATATTGACCCATTTGCACCACCGTTAGCTCGTGCTATAATGTACCAATATTTAGGAGATCCCAAAAATCTATACGCGATTGAATCCCATCTGTCACCCATACGAGCAACGTATTTAAAATCAGTATCAGAAGAATCGTATGCGTCTGGTATCGCAGACGTATAATGACGTTTTTCATTATCGTCTCTGTCAATAAGTATTGGATTTATATACTTCGGCATATGTTATCTCGTTGTGATTGTCTGTTCAAATGGACCAACTGAACCAGACATTTGTTCTGTAATACCATAGAACGGTGAACTTGCAATACGTGATTTCTTTTCTATCAATACGAACTTCATATCAACCTGTGCTCCCATTGGAACTCCTCTATCTATATCCCACGATTCTGTTATCTCATTGAAATTAGTAGACAGTGAAGTTAAATATCCCGGCTGGTTTACATACATATTACCGATCGTCAATCGAATAATATTTGGTTGAAGAATACCCTTATTAATTCCATAAGGATAGACCAATCCCGTTAAATAATTAATACGTTTCCACACAACGTCTAACTCGTCTTTAGAAAACGCCAACACACCGAGTTTAAAACTAATTTCTCTTTGCACAGTAACATAACTGATAAACTTTTCAGTTCTACCGATATATTGATAATTTTTGTATTCAGGTGATGCAGATTGTTGTAGGTCTTTTATGAACGCTCTGAATTTTATCGGGTCATCATTACCCATAGCTATTGCTATTGTGATTGCATCATCAAAATCATTATTAATATTTCTGTATGGTCGTAGTATGTTTGCTGCACTTGAACCCGTTTCATTTGATGGGTCTTTGATATAAGAAATTCTTTTATTCGGAGTTGTTCTGTTTATTGCAATATATTTTGCATTTTGAGAAGTCATTCCACTATCTTCAAACTGCTTATCACCCGTAATAGATTCTACATCACCCTCAAAGTATTTCAAGAATGGTATTGATTCTTCGTTATTTTTTGTAATTTCACTTATCCAAGCATTTTCTGCATCGATAAACTTTTGCTGATTATCTATGAGCTGTTGCTTAGCTTGCATATCTTCTTTGTTATAAAGCGCCAACAGTCCATATTCCTCTACAACGTCGGACACCAATGCAGTTCTGGACACATCGGCCCCTATGCTAACACCATCATCATTTGGAACACCTCCGGCAGTACCTCCACGGTCAGGTCGTGTGTAAGAACCGTTAGTGTAGTCGGAATCGAATATCTTGTATGACCAATCTGATGATCCGTTTGATATATAAAAATACGTTTTGTATAATCCATCCCACCTACCAGCACCATTAGGTATTGCACCATATCTAATCGTATTCGAAAATACAAACGTTTCGTTTTCTGGATTTAATACACCGCCGTATTTGAATCTGACTGTCGGGTTAACAAAAGATAATATGTAATCACTATCTTTTGTTCCTAATTCCGGTCTAGTTTTTTTCCAACCATCTGCATCATATCCAAAATCGTCACCAACGTTTTTCTTCGCAGTGAAGGCAGAAATAGTACTGGTAATTGGTCCTGCTATTTTTTTCAGTAGTCCTTTTATACCACCAGTTGCATTTTTTGTAAAACTATCATATGTTGATTTTTGCAGCTGTCCTAATTTTCTTACGTTTGAGTAAGATGTATCTGTTTTTTTTAATAAAGTGTTTAATGGCCGTAGGTGTCGTCGTAAATGCAGAAATGGTACGGCGTTGCCAATAGCAAATACAGGATTAATTAATCGTGTTTGCTCAAATGTGTTTCCAGTTTGAAGTAATTGCTGTTTCAATAAAAACGTTACTCCACGAACACTAAATGTAAAAAGTGTCAATCGTTTTACATCTTGTAATGCACTAGTTACTGGTAGAGCGCGTCCCAATGCTCTACTTGCTCCACCAAAATATCCATCACCGACGCGACGAACTACAAGAGGGTCGTCATTTCTACCGGTACTCGGTTTTCCATTTTCGAATTTAGTGGTTGCGCCTTTATATAATTTATTGACTGTCTGATTATACCGTTTTTCTAGATTAGTAAATGCCATAATTATCCTCTACGCATTAAGCCGACAGTTGTTGAGGCATCGGTTCTGCCCACCAAAATCTTACCAATTTTTTGACCGTCTACTTCTACATTCATTCTACCAATAGCGTTTACTACTTGGTCCAGTTTTGCTTCTAACTTGGTCAAATCAACCGAAACAGATGGTGTAGTTTCAGTTTTTTGTTTATTTGCATCTCTACCCAACGCACCAAATGATAAGAATCTTACACCAGTATTTACTGCATCAGATACCATATCATCAGCATATGCAACAACGTTATCTCTATTATTCAATGCAATTGCACCAGACGGTGTAACCAAAGTACGTTCACCATATCCTGAACGAGATACTACGTCATCACCAAACCAGTTCATCGGGTTCAACTTACTCGCCACGCTTCTCACAGCATTTACCGGATTCAAGGAAGAAATCTTTTCCTTAATCCAATCAAATATTCTTGTAAACGCACCAGTTATACCATTCCAAATCATCTCTGGTAATGATGTAAACCAAGTTACTGCTGTATCAAATGCTGTAGATATTTTTTCTGGTAATGAAGTAAACCAATCACCTATTGATGAAAGACCTGCCGTTATTTTTTCTGGTAAACTTGCAAACCAATCAACCACACTATTGAACTTCTCGGTTACCAGTGCCCAGAAGTCTGGGAAGAATTTCTTTATTGGACCAAAGAAGAAATCTACCATCATTTTACCTATATCAGAAAATAGACTCTTGACTGAATCCCACAGTTTACCCACCGCTTCTTTTGCTCCAGAGAAATCTCCAGAAAGTAATTTAGTTATAACGGCTAATCCACGAAATGTAATTTCCAAACCACCAGAAAACACTCTCAATACTACTGCCAAGAGTTGTAATGGACGTAGTACAATCATACCAATGACCGACCCAACCACTTCAAATGCTTTACCTAATTTCTTAGCGGTTTCACTTGTTTCACCACCGGGACCAGAAAAGACTGCAAACATTGACATAAACGCATCTTTTACTGGTGATAATGATTTCCACACCATACCAAATGCTTCTTTAATTGGCGTGAACATACTGATAAATCCTGATATTTGTTGACCGAATACGTGTGCAACGCCTGGGAAGTATTTGTTAATTGATTTACCTAATGTGTTTCCTATAAATCCACCGACCATCATACCAAGTGGACCTCCCATTGCTCCCAAAGCAGTTCCCACAGCAGCCAATCCACCTTGAACCAAACCGGAACCCGCAGCTTCTGTTCCAGATTTGCCTTGCTGTCTAGCCGTCATAAATCCTTCGGCTGCTCCAAATATACCAGATAATGCAGATCCACCCAGCTTCACACCTTTACTTACAGGCGATATTAGAGATTTTGCTACTGACCCCGCACCCTGCATAATAGAACCAGTAACTCGACCAGGCGCAGCTATAGCCGTTCTAATACTTTGTAACGGTGATGTTATAGCGGTACGTAATCCTTGTAGGAAAGTAGTTTGTGTTGCAGCAGTACCTGCAGCGGATGTCGCTGCAGTGCCTGCGGCGGATGTCGCTGCAGTTCCCGCTGCTCCGGTTCCAGGCAATTTTATAAATTTAGAAATTATGTTTTGGGCAGTTGAAGTTCCCAATCCCTTTGCTATAAATCCAAGTGTTGTAGCAATTCCAGTAAATACTAATGCCTGTGCTTCCCCAAGGTTAACTAATCTGGATAAGAATCCGTTTGCATCTTTTTGTAATTGTTCCGGTGATAACGTTGCTTCTCCAGAACCTTCAGTTCCTTTCGGTGCTCCCAAACGTTGGAGTTCTTCCATAGAAATACCAAACGCTTGTGATAGAGCTAGTTGTTCTGACCGACGAAGTTTAGTTAGGTCTTTACCTTGCGATGCAAGTTGTGATCTCAACTCTTCCATCAACGCACCGGTGTCTCCAGATTCCGCAACTTCAGCCAGTCTGCTACTATCAAATCCGAAGCCCATTGCTCCAAGTTCTGCCTGTTTCTCTAGGAAGCCTTCAAAGTCACCAATAATATTATCACCGACTTGATCAATCTTACCTAAATCTACACCAATCTTCTTTGCGTCTGCTGCGGCGCGTGCAAATGAAACAGCAAATCGTGTTCCATTTCGAGCCAACAATTCGGAATTTTGACCAATTGCTGCCATTGCATCTTTAGAAGTCAATCCCTTCTTAGCAAATTCACTAACGAACTGATCTTGTGCTTTCTTTGCAGCACCAGTATCACCCATTGTTTGGGTCATAAAGACACGGCGTGCTTTTGCCAACTCACCAGCACCAACACCCATTTCTTTAGCTTGACGTGCTATATCAGCGGCGGCACCAGAAGTTAGTACGCCACCAAATTCAGATTGGAATGCTGCTTGTGCTTCTTGAATTTGTTCCGTAGTAACGCCAGCCTGTTTACCTAACGAAGTAAATGTTCCAGCAAAACTCTTAACACTAGCTACAAGATTTTCAAATTTTAATTTTGCAGCAGAACCCGCTGACAATCCAAACTGTTGTTGCGTTTGACGTACCGTAGCTACTAGATTACCAAGAGCATTACCTAATGTTTGTAATGTACCCGCAAGCGCATTCATACTCTTTGCTATACCAGACGCCAATGTATTTGCTGCTTCCTTTCTAACGGTTTCTTCTTCGGCGATTCTATCTTCTAAAGCTTTTTGTAAATTATTTTCAGCGGCTGTTGACTGTAGCACCTCTCCAGCTTGCTGTTGCAATTTGTCTGTTAAATTATCTATTTCACTTTGATAATCGTTATTTATTGCTTCTAATTCTTGTAATCCTTCACTTATTTGTTGTGCTTCAGATTCCATACCACCGATAGATTGAATTAAATCCAATCGACGTAAGTTTTCTCGCGTGAGAGTATTATTGTTTTGTGCAATAGCGGATTCGTAAGCACCTGCGGCATCGGCTGCTGACTGCATATCTGCTTCCATACCAGGAATTGAAGCAGCAATACTGTCTCTGTACTGAATCTCTGCTTTTCGCATTTCTTTTGTTTCATTAAACGCAGCAAGGATACTTTCTTTTCTAGCTTGTAGAGTTTTTACAAGTTGTTCTTCTTCTTGTGTTAATTCCTTCTGTTTTCCTCTACCTTTGAATTCACCACGTTTTTGAATTCGACGTATCTCTTCATTTACCGCATCAATTTGAGATTTTTGAACTTCTTCATTACCTCGTAATGATTTAATTCTATCGTTACTTGCTGCAACATCTTCATTAGCAGCATTAATTTGAGATTGCATGAATCTTTCTAGATCTCTTGAAGATTCTGCTTGACTCTGTAACGCTTGATTTGCGCTCTTTATTTGCGATATTCGTTCTTCAGTTGCTTGCTTTTCACCTTGTGCTGCTTTTATTTGAGCTTGTACGTATCCTAACGATTCGTTTCTAGAATCAATTAATGCTTGCACTCCACCTTGTTCTTGGACTTTTTGTTCTAGGGTTGCAAACGTACTATCTGCTTCTTTTAATAATGCAGCCGTGTGTTGTTTCTGTGCATTCAACAATTCTCGTGCTTGTGCAACTGATGCTTGTGCAACTGATACCTTAGCTTTTGCTACGGCATATTCTGCTTTAGTTGTCTGAATTACATTTAAAAATTCATTAGACGCGGCACCCATCGAACGCTTGAGTCTACTTGCTTGCGTCGATTGCTCTTGAAGTGATTGTTTAGTTGCATCTAACTGTTTAGTAGCCGTGGCTACCTCATCACCGAACTGCTTAAGTGCGCTCTTAATAGTATTTGCAGTACTACTTAATTCTTTTAATGAGGAAGATGTTTTTGTAGCAGAATCTGACGCACCCTTAAGATTAACCTTTCCGGCATCTTCAGATAACTTTTTTAAACTTGCTGTAAGCGAAGCAATCGTACTAGATAATTCTTCGGTGTTTACCGTAGTATCTTCCGCCATTCATTATCCTCGAAGTGCGTGATATGTTGCCGCAAACAACGTAGCAACATTTCCACTTGGTGCAGTTGCTATTGCTGGTCCCATAGTTGCTGCACCTTTTATAGAAATATCTCTTTTTAATCGAGCCATTGGTGCGCCATTAACATGCCACCCCGGAAACATTAAATCCCCGACCAATGTAGCTAATGGTGCTCCAGCTGTTGCTAAACCTTTAAATAATTTATTACCTTTAATAGTATACAAAGGAGTGGCAGAACGAGTTGCCGATCCAGCGAATACTCGGAAGTTGTCCACTACCGTTATCATTGGAGAACCCGCTCGTGCCCATCCTTTATACCCTCTATCATAATCACTTAAAAGTTCTTTGAGTAATATCATATGGATTACCGTTTAGATGCCTTTTCTATTCTGTCTGCTTCTTCTTGTTTCAACTTACCAAACTCACGTATATAGAAATTTCGAAGATAAACAGGCATTTGATATAACTCTATGACGCTAAGCGCCCCTTTTGAATAGTGTGCTGTTATCAGCATCGACTTATGGATTTCAGCCTTGTACTCCGGCGTCAGGCCAAAAGAAGTTGATGCCGATAGGCAACCTCACCGATAAGTTGTCAGAACCACATGAATCACAATCAACATTTACATTGAAGTCAACATCTGGAATAAGCTGTCTGTACTGTTCACGTAAGAATCTTGTATCCTTAACTAACAAGTTTTCCACAAATGTCCAAATCTTTCCTTTGTTTGTTTCACCGTTTACTGACGAAATCATTGCTCGAAGTCTTGCGGTCGTATCGGATTCTATTTCTGAATTTGCCTTCTTAAGAGCCTTCGTTTCCTTCTCAATAGCCAATTCATCTCCACGGGTCAACAACTTTAATGTTACTTCTGCTTTAGACACCGGAAGAACTATTTTAATTTCAGTCGGACTATTTCCGTCTGGTTCGTTTTCTGTTTTTAATGTAGTCAAATCAACCGTTTCTTCAATAGTCTTGCCACACTTCGGACAAGTCATTCCTACAGAATAATCTTTACCATATCCAAGAATTCTGGTAGCAACCATCACTGCATTTAAATCACCAATTAATAGATCCGATGATTTTACACCCTTTGTGACGATTAAACTATCCATCAACTTATCCAACACAACACCTTTCTGAATTAAGTTAGTTGACGTAAGGATATCTTCTTCCTTTGCGGTCATATACTTAATTTCGATTTGTCCAGAACGTAACGGACTTCCTTCTGCATAAAAGACTCCCTTTGAAGGTAAATCAATTACTTCAGTTGGAAATAGATTTTCTGTAACTGTTTTTTGCTCCATATGTAACTCCTTATTAATATAAAATATTTACTGCTGATATTAATAAATATCAGTCAGAATCGTTTTCTATGTCAAAGCGTTCATTATATGCGCTATTTAATCTTCTGACAAACTCCTTAAAATAAGACTTTTGTTTATCCGGCGTAACCAATGCACCATCTACAATCATATCGGCTACCGATTGTTTTTCTTTTAGAATATCACGCATATACTCGTCCATCGTACCATCACAGACCATATAATAGACCTGTACTTGTGCCTTTTGGCCAATACGATGGGTTCTGTCCTCTGCCTGTTCGTGATTTGCGGGAACCCAATCCATATTCAGAAATACAACCGTATCAATCTTGTGTTGCAATCCGTCGATACCCATACCGGCTGCTAACAGGCTGAATAATCCAATCTTAGCCTGCCCGCTAACTAATTTGTCAATAGTTTCTTGGCGTTCATTTTTATTCATTTCACCTGTCAATAGTGCTGCGTGATGTCCATAATGTTCCAGCAAGAACTTCAATGGAGCAATATAATTACTGAAGATGAGGATGGGTTTGTCGTTATCCAGAAATTCATCAATCATTTCTACCAACCGAGGTAACTTCTTTTCAATTAGGAAGCTTTGTAGTTTTGGCATGTGTTTAATAGAAGGTTTCCCATCCATTTTCCATTTACCAAATAATTCTTTCAATAATTCGTTGTATTCTTTTCTTTCGTCCTTCGTCAATTCCACATATAAATCATTCCGTTGTTTAGCCGGTAATTCCGTTAGTACTTGATCTTTCTTTCGTCGAATTACCAAATCTTTTGTGCGGTCGTGGAGGTCTTGAAGATTCATTGGTGCTTGACCTTTCCATCCACCATATCTTTGCGTGAAATGGAAGAAGTTATTGAAGCGTTCCTTATCCAAGAAGTTCAATAAACTAAATGCTTCAATCGGACGAGACATGACCGGCGTTCCCGTCAAGAAAATCGTATACTTGGTTTTGATGCCGGGATACTTACGGCGTTCTTTCCACGACCCAAGAATGCTCTTTGCTCGAATAGTCTGACGATTCTTTAGATAGGTTGCTTCATCACACACCAATAAGTCAAATCCTTGGTCACGAAGCCAATGATTATTTTTCGCAACTGCATCGTAATGGGTAATATGAAACTGGTGTTTAAGGTTTCCATCGTACACCTTACTATCCCAAACAGTACTCTCTTTGCCCGTGAACTTTTTAATTTCACGTTGCCAATTCACGACTACGGACAAAGGACAAACAATTAACGTTTTGAGATTATGAAGTTGTGCGTACGCAATAGCTTGCACCGTCTTACCCAATCCCGGCGCATCCGCAATGAGACACCGACCACCAGCTCTATCGACGAATTGTACACCAACTTTTTGGTATGGATAGAGGTTGAGTTTCAATCCCTTAATTTCAAAATCCGTATCTTCCTTTTGACGAATTTCATCTAAATCTTCCCGACGTTCTTGTAACTTACCTAATAATTTTTCAGCCGACGATGATAAAACGGAATTTGGAAACAACTTCTTGACTTTTGGAAGATGTACTGCGGGAAACTCCCAATGCTTTTCATCACCATTCCATTTCCGTCCGTCAATCTCATACTTGAATTGTTCCAATAGGAGTTTGTTGTACGGCATGACAATATAGGCCGTCTTGGTGTCCTTCAAATGGACTTCAATTGGACCTGTCTGTTGTTCTCGTTCTTCTTTGGGTTTATCGGATTGCTTGACACGGGGTAGTTGTAAGTCCGATACATCATCACCTAACAAAGCTCGTTGTGCTGCTTCAATCCATTTTGCTGGTAATGTTTTAGTTGTGGTTATCCATTGTAAATACTGCGGGGCAGTACGCCGAACGCTACCCAACGTATGCCCCGAGTATTTTCCCCACGTAAAGACCACTTCATCCAACGAAGGATGCATTAAGCCTCAACCTCTAGTATTTCTTCTGGAGTTGTTGCACGAACATATACCATTCGTTCCATGTCCAATTGCCAACCCTCCTCTGGATCTAATTTTAATATTTGCATCATTTGTTCATTAGCAAGTTTAATCTGTTGCATTAATTGTGATTGATATTTTTTTAACGCTTCGTTATTATTTAATATCAATTGCGCTAATGCGATAGGAACGTCCATCGTTACTTCTTTCATTTATTTTACCTCAACTGAAATCTTCTTTTTCTTTGTTGCTGTCTTACTCTTATTAGCTTTTGGAAGTTGAGTACTTTGTAATTTTAATTGCGTCTCAGCGATACGCAACTTCAACTCTAACTCCTTCACTTTATTTTCCATTTCTATTTCTTTGGAATTTACAGCAACTTGCTGGTTGGTCGATTGTGCGTTTTGAGAAGATTCTAGATTACGTTGATCTTGAATCTTTTTTGTCAGTTCCCAGTATATAGGCGGCGTTTCAAACTTACCAATTCGTTTATCAACAAATTCCCGTACATTTGGTTTGGTTCTATGCGTGGACTGTTGTTTACCTTCCGCGTTAGTATGAAATGGACACTTTTTACTTGAAGCAGTTGGATCACCCATAAGCGATCCATCCTTTACTTCAGCCGGATATACTCCTCTAAAGTAGTGTTTCTGCCATACATCTGCTGAATGGTGACCCGCTCGTTGTTCGGACATATATTTTAATCTCGAAACATTCCAATTCCAGTAATCATCGTGAAATTCTTTGAATTCTGGATCGTGGAGCGAACGAATTTCTGCTTCCGTATTATCAAACACCGTCAAGTCGATAGGGAAAATAAGCGCAATAGGATCTCCTATTTTTACTTCAAAAGATCCAGGTTGTGTAAATCTCCAATTTAGAGTAAAGGAATATCTTAACCAGTGCGCTTCTACTACCCCAGACAATGGTATAACGTTTGGCACAGGTGTGTTCGGTGCACCAGTAACGTATAGTCCGTATGGATATTCCATTTGGAATAACCATCCAGCATGCCAAGTTAAGGTACCTTCTCCAAAGTGAGACGATGGAGTTCCATAACCATCGTGGTGTTTTATTTTTACACCAGAAGGCGCATTATTTCCATCCCACTCTGCTGTGAAGTGTGCCTCTGACAATATTTCCCACCCAAATGAATTAGCCATAGATAATGGTAAACATCTGTACGGGTTTTTATTTACTGCATCGTCCATCCAAGGACGTTTAGATCCAGCAGGCTGTAGTCTAAACGGTCTGTCGGATGCGGGATATGCTATCATTTTCATAGTAACCTCTTTATTTTAAGTTTATTTTAAATCATCTATTTTGATTAATATCATAGATCGATATGGTTCAGACGTATCTTCATCAATACAATATATAGGGTTTAAATAAAATGGATTTATTTCCATATTAATTTGTCTAAAATCAGAGTCTAAAATATCTTTATTTTCTATAAGATTCCTTCTACTACTGGTTAGCAAGTATGTACTTCCACTATTTTTTATGTTCTCTAGGGACTTTTTTATATTCTCATAAGAAAGATGTATAAAACAATCTCGCACTATAACTAAATCCTTTTTAGGTAAAGGATCTTCTGTAATATCTAAATGTAGAAATTCATGCTGTGGATAATTTAGTCTGTTGTCATTGACGAATACTTCGGCAATGTCCGCTCCGACGTATTCGATTCCCGTCAAATTGACTTCTTTCATCCAATGAAAGTCACCACACGGTATGTCTAGAATTGATTTGATATTAAATGTATCAAATAATTTTGGCAATGCATTTCTTAAAGGTTTTGTAGATTCTAATGTACTACCACCACCACTTCGAGTTTCTATGCATCCCCACCCATTTGCCGTTGGATTCATAGCATGTACAGCGTGTATTATAATCTCAAATTCGTGTTTAAGTTTTTCGTTCATGCAAAACTCCAATGCATGAATAGTTGAACAACATGCTGGTGTGGTTCGCAAATTAAATCATCACGCCAATGTGTCATTGTTGTTCCTAACATCATACCACCATCACCTCGACCAATATTCAAAGGAACTTGATTATTTGTCTTATCAATACACCACAATGGCCATTCCTTATCTAAACTATTAAATAGCGTAATAGACATAGTGTAATCAAGACCTTGACGATCAACGTGTTTGTGTAAAGTTCCACCATTATAATAAATGCGTCCAAACGAATTAGCGGGAGTCATTTTAACTCCCAACTCGTCTTGCAATCTGTCTGTTAATGATCGCAATGCGGCCTCAAACTCTGGATGGTTTCCACCATACGAATTATCATAAAACTTTTGGTCACCACCTTCATAAACTAAACGATCTGTAGCTTTCATGTCATACATCAACTGAGCAAAGTCGTCGCACTGCTGGTGTGTCAGTACGTCTTTAATGTATGCATACCCATGTCGAGCAAAAAATTCTGATTGGTTGTTCATAACTGTGATCCTCTGTTTTTTTGTATAATATAATCTTCCAATATAACGGCGTCCATCTCTTTACTATCTAGAACTGTGAGTGCTTCTTTATACGTATTCAAAATTGGTTTTCCTGCCACATTGAACGAAGTATTTAATAATACACCTATTCCAGTTTTATTATGCATTTCTGTTAATAAATTATATAAAAATTCATTTTGTTTTTTAGTTACAGTTTGTACTCTCGCTGTACCATCCACGTGCACTATTGCTTCTAGTTTATTTTTATATTCATCTTTTACTCTTGGACAAAAACTCATCCAACGGCTTTCAGTATTCCATTCAAAATATTTGTTAACATCTTCTAGACGGACCACGGGAGCGAAGGGACGATAATATTCTCTACCTTTTACTTTAGCATTCAATATATCTTTTATTCCAGTAATAGCAGGATTACACAATATACTTCTATTTCCTAGTGCTCTTGGACCATGTTCACATCTATCTCGTACCACACCTACAATTTTACCAGATATAATATAGTCTGCTAATTTAGCGATGTCAAGTACTTGTGCCGATCGTTCGTGTGCAATTCTTATTAATTCATGTCTATCCCATACTACGGGCCCAGCATATGTACAATCAATTGGTTCTGTTGGTTTGATAGTAGATGCTAATAATCCAACCGCCAACCCACAATCATTTGGATTAGGTGGAACAAATACGTTTCTAGTTCTAGCAAGTTTGGTATTATTTAATATATTAAGCCCACACCCACCAACTAAAATTAAGGGTAATGAAGGGTATTCCTTTAAAAATGGCGTTATCTCTTCTTCAAAAAGTTGCTCAAAGACAAATTGATTTGAAGCAGCTAAATCTTTAGCGTCTTGGCCAGTGAATCTAAATTCCTCTGGAATGTCAAGAACCTTCCTTATTGTAGTCACCGTTTCCGGTATTTTCCCATCATCCCCGCTATTATATATAGTATGTAATTTATTGACGAATTCTTCCGTGGCGTTTCCGTAGTTTGCAAACCCCATAATTTTTCCGGCGTACACCAAGTTTCCCCAAAACGGTTCTTCCTTTCGTATATCTTCAATATAATGTGCAACCAATCCATATGGAACAGCTAAATCTCTTTTACCAGAATATATTTTTGTAATACCCGCGCGCTTATCACCTATAAACACATTGAAAAATCCTTCATCTGAACCACCATCAGCTGATACTATTAACGCATTACTATATGGGGATTGGTATAATCCAGAGTATGCGTGAGCTGTGTGGTGTGGTAACCATGTGTATTTTTTAGCGGGAAATATTTTATAGTATTCTTGGTGCACGGAATTATATATTACGCTTTCATATTCCGTTACTCCATATTTTTGATTAAAGTAGTTTTTTATTTCGTGAATCACTGCTATATTATATGGCTCTCTTATGTTATAGTAAAACCATAATGCGCAATTTTTTATTGAAGTAAATCTTTCTACTTCCACTACTTCTAAAAGTTTGTCATCTTTTGATATAGCTATTGTTGCATTATGAGAACCAAACATTCCTATATTAAACATATTTTCGTAAAACCTTATTGTGAAATTGTATGTACTCTTCCGTACTACTGATTCTAAATCTATACGCAAAATACTTTTCATTTGCTATTATGTCATCGACGTAATCTACTAACGGGCCACCGTTATCGCCTAAACTTGTAGCGGATGTTTTTACATCTTGATGTACTTCGTCCCAGACGGCATAATTTAATTTATTAAATAGTATTACTCCCACACCAAGATCTTCCATAGATAACGGATACGGTAAAGATAAATATTCTTCTTTATTGTTTACTAATTGTTGTACACAATCTTTTGATAGATAATTAAAACTTCCTCCGCAAAAATAATACTCATTGTTGTACATATTTCGTGCACCATCATATTGTTTATCTTTTCTTTCCAGTGAATCTAGAAATTTGTGCATCTTTTTAATATCAAGGTAAGTCGTATTACAAATTCGAACTATATAATCAAATTCTAAATTATTAAGACACCACTCATATGCTATGATAAGTTTTTGATTACGTGGATCTGTAAGAGGATTGCTTACTACATCTTGTACCCCACACACAAGAATATTATTACCGTGGTTATCATACATAATCGCAGAACCCTTGGCGGGCGTTCCACTTAAATGTGAATACGGTTTATCTTCTAAATCATAACCTCCGTAATAATGAATAACTGTTACGTCTGGGTGTTTTACTCTTGCCCATGTACTTTTTGCTAACGCATCTATTGCATTATATTCAAAATGCCACGTTGATTGGTTTAGTACTATAATTTTAGTCATATTAATCCTTTTTTATATAATAATTTTCCAAAATCAACCCATCCATTTCCACATTTTCTAGCATCCAGACAGCATCTCTGTATGTATTCAGAATTGGTTTTCCTGCGATATTGAAGGATGTATTTATTAATACACCGACTCCTGAAAGTCGTTTTACTTCACCTAATAGGTGATACAGAAAAGAATTTTGCATTTCTGTTACTGTTTGCAATCTAGCCGTGTTATCGATATGTGTGACAGATGGTAAAATTGATCGGTATTCCGTTTTTACTCTTGGGCTAAATGTCATCCAACGTGCTTCACCTTCCCAATCAAAATAAGTATTTGCATCTTCCAATCTAGTTACGGGTGCAAACGGACGATAATATTCTCTATGTTTGACTTTTGCATTTAGTATATCTTTCATACCTACAGTTGGCATGCAAAGAATACTTCTGTTTCCCAATGCCCTAGCCCCGTGTTCAGAACGACCACGAACAATTCCAATAATTTTTCCAGAAATTAAATCTTCTGCTAATTTTGTGAAATCTACTTCGGTTGCATTATATTTGTTTACGTACTCATGTAATAAATGTCTATCCCAAACTTCAGGTCCGATATAAGTGGAATCAAATGCATCCGATGGCTTTAAAAACCCTAACATAAATCCTAAACTCAATCCTCTATCGTCTGGATTTGGCGTTACATGCGTCTTTGTTAATTTATTTACTTGTGTGTTATTCAGTACATTTAAAGCACATCCACCAGTTAAACATAATTTGTCATCACTACCTATGATATCTTTGTATGATAACTTTTCAAACAATTGCTCAAACGCATATTGAGAAGTTCTGACTACATCCACTTCTAACTGGCCAGTTAACTCATCTGGATAACCTAATTTTTTATAATTGTTATACTTGTCCTCGTAAGTAGAATGATGTCCTTTGTAGTATTCTAAAAAATTATTTATGTTATTGTGTAAAATTTTACCGTATGCTGACAATCCCATCAACTTACCCGAATGTACCAGATATCCTTGAAATCTATCTTGTTTGCTCAATGAACTACAATAAAATCCAATTTGTGCATATTTTTCTCCGATATTATAATCAGGTTCCGTTCTATATAATGTGACTCCATTCTGTCTAGTTGCTTTATAAAAATTAAAACACCCATCATTACCACCACCATCAAAACTAATAATTGTTGCTTCTTTTAAATTAGTTTGATAAAATGCATTATACGCGTGTCCTTCTTGGTGACCCATCTCTATTAAATTTTTTGCGTTAAAAATATCTAAAACACTTCCGTGTGCAGACCAATATCCACCCGTGAGTACTTCCAAATCTGTAGGGTTACATATTAGATTTTGGTATTTGTCTGCACCATATTTTATTTTGAAGTATAGAAGTATTTCTTTTACAGCATGTATAGGATTATGAGTGGTAGGTAGATACCACGTTAAACTTATATTTTTAACGTTTAGCCATCTTTCCAATTCCACAACTTCTAGAATTTCATCATCTCGACTTATCGTAAATGACGCATTGTGTCCTGTGTATATTGATAAATTAAACATAACCGTTTTATGTTACAGAGTCTTAATTTGTTTATTTTTGAAATCTATTCCTGAAAATTGCTCGTACTCATCTAGAGTTCGATGTGTACCCAGACCGTATTTACCCAGATCACCACCTTCAAATAACCTTCGAAGTCGTTCCATCGCAACTTTATGTCTATACTGTCCAAATTCCGGTGGTAGTACGGTAAAGTGTTTTTTGTTTGGTTCGTTATGTGCTCTATGCCACGATACTATTCTATCGGGCGTGTATATATCATATCCTTTTGTATACGATCTTACGGCTAAAGCAAATTCTTCACCAGTATAATAATGTAATGGATCTTGTTCCACTTCAACTACCCATTGGCCGTCTGAAAATATAAACCCACCATATAGTACGGGGACTCTTACATTTTTATATCCAGTACGCTGTTCATTTTCATATCCACCGTATTCAATCCAGTATTGACTAGTTATATTTTTTATTTTAGGTATTTGTATTTTATCCATATCAAATATATTACTAAACAAATAGTCTATACCATATTCGTCATTTCTAGAGTATGATGGAGATAAATATGAAATTATAGGTTTTGGTGATATGTTTCTTAAATTTTCTATATTTCGTATTAACACGGAGTCCCAATGTTTTATAACCCGAGTGTGTGAATCTATTTGTAATGCATATCTTTCATTTGCATAATATTTCTGTGCTATATTTCTTGCCCAACAACCACCTCTTGATTCTGTCCAATGGTGCAATTCTAAATGTATTGGATACTTGCCGAGTAAATGATTGATGCAGTTTTCATTCGTCTCTGGCTCTTCATCAAATTGGTGCACTACAGAAAATACTAATCTTTGAGGATTTTCGGCTTTACTAATTAGGTCTAGTATGGTATGTGGTAGTTCATAATCACGAAAACTTGCAATTGCTATAAAGATTTTTTCCATTTTTAGATCCGTCTAAATTTAATTGACAAGTAATCCTCCAATTCTTCTAATGAACGAGAATATGAATTGGAAGTATTAAAAAGTATATCATTTATAATTTCAACAGACTTGTCTGTTATTTCATTATGATTTGTTTTTCTGTATACGGTGCCGTCCAAGTCATGTATATTATAATTATGCCATACTGTCGCCTCAGCGGGTAATTTTATATCCCATCCTTTTAAATAAGATAAGAACGTTTGTGCTTCTTCTTCACCTTTAGATTTTATTTGCATAGGTACTTGTATATCTCCAGTCCATTCGATTGGTGCAAATATAAATCCTGCACCTATCCATTTGTTGTCGAATATTTCGTACTTATCCATTGCTACTAAATTTTTTGTAACTAATCTGTTATCTATTGGATTAACATTTTCAACATCCATATGTCCACTAATAACTAATGGGGCATTAGTTTTTATAGATAAAAAGTTTTTTTCCGTATCGGTAAGTTCGAATCCATTTGGATATGTAGAGAATACCACTTTTTTGTTTGGCATACTTCTATATTGATTTATTAGTATACCATCCCAATTTTGTTTAAATCTACTGTGTGCGTCAATCTGCAAAAAGAAATCCTCATCAGTTATTAATTCTTGCTTTATTCTTTCACGCGCCCAAACAACTCCCAGAGAATCTTCATCTGGAGTAAATAATATTTTCATGTTTGGAAAATTTTCATTAAGTAATTCTTTATGATATTCTTCGTTATCTTGAAGATGGACACCTACCATAATTCGTGATGAGTCTTGTGCCGTTTCATATAAATTTCTTAATGTAGTTAATAACTGGCGGTCGCAATAGCTAGCTACAGAAACAAATATTTTTTTAGGTTTAAAATCCCAGGCGTCTTTAAATTCTCGTGCCCAATTACCTATGAATCTTTTTGTTTCAGTAGAATCACATTGCTCATCTTGATTAAACGTACTAGTATTGATATAAAAGTTTTTATCTTCTATATCTTTCATATATCCTCGAAGTCTGTATATATACGAGGAAAGAGTGGAATAATCGTTACCTATAAACTTTATAGATCTTGTACATATGAGTTGTTCTATTATCGGAATAAAATTATAGTGCACATTTTCTAGTTTTGCTAAATGTGCAATATCTTCGTAATAGTGTAACTGATAGTGTTGGGCAAGTTTGTCAAAAAATGATTTATCGGTATGGTCTGTTGCAATATACAATGTGGAACCATCTGGTATTATATCTTTGATATTATCATAGATTTGCTCCGCTGTAATGAACAAATGCTTATACTGAAAATCATTTCTTCTTATGTGGATTGCATAGTATTTTCTGTCTCCCAACACTTCTATTGCCCGCCAACCCAATTCCATTAATTTAGGAGTGTAATGAACGTGCCGTGCTATTAATTTTTTAAGTTCTACGTCAAATGTCGTATATATGGTTTGATAAAAATTTCCTAACAATTTACCATCAAAAAATAAACACTCATTGTGACCAAGTAGTTCAATCATATCAGTTACAGAACGTCCATGTTTAAATGATTCGTCTGGTAGTGATTCTGTAAAATTTAAAACGTGAAATTCTGGTTCTGTTATGGTTTTACTAATTTCTGCAACTGCTTCGAACGTAGGAGTAATATTTTTCAGTCTACAGAAATCAAAAAAAGACATTGTTTTTATTCCTAAATCAGACATATCAAAAAAATCTTCTAGCCCAAACGTATCTTTTAGCAAATACATATTATACTTTGGAGGTAGTACTAATGTCTTATTCGTTAAATATGCTATACAAACCGCCAGTTCTAATGACATTCGTATGTTGTTAAATCCACCCGGCCACGGTTTTAAAATAATATATCCGGTTTTACCAGTGTAATTGTTAAATATATTAGAAAAATTCCATTTTAAATGGTACAGATAATCCGTTCTTTCTTGTGCAATATTAGATAACAAAAGTTCATCTAATTTGTTTCTTGCTCTATTTACGTCTATTTGCATATTCTGATTGTGTGTGTAATCTTGTTTGAAAAATAAAGAATTATTATTCGCATCAAATATTTCATTCGGGAAATGTGCGATAAGACTGACTTCATTACTGTCATTTTCTTTCCATGCCGTACAGAATCCAAAGTCCTCTACGTATTGAATTTTTAAATTGTTCTTTTTAACTGCGTAATCCAATCCCCACATTTCAGATTCCCATCGTTTCGTTTCACGTTTAATTTGCTCTGAACTGGTAATATAATCGTCTATTATTTTTTTTAATGTACCAAACTTAATACAAAATGGATACATCACACCAAACCCGTCTCTATCATTTTCAATTTTCCAATTCTGTAACGGTGCGTAGTGAATAAATCTTTGTGCTATAATTTCGTTATATTTAGGAACAAATTCTACTGGATGTAAAAATATCATATCTGGGTCTAGAAATAATAAATTATCTTCGTCTTTAAAAGAAGAGTTATCGCATAACCATTTTATCGACATGAATTTATTTGGTATAGCTCCCCACCAATATTTTTCACCACGTTTTGATTCTGATTCTAGATTTTCCCATTCTGTAGCATAATCTGGTAAATCTATTACTACTACATCCGTGTCTGTGTATTCATCCAACGGTCTATTTCTACCCATCGGATCTGCACATCGTAATAACACAAGTTTACCTGATTGCTTTACTTTCTTCCGTGACCAGTTTAATAAACGACACTGCCACGATTGATACTCACTATTACTAGTTGGTACTATGATATAATCCATATTGTTCCCGTATCCAGTTAAATGTACGAGTCATTCCTTCTTCTAATGTAATAGCAGGTTCCCAATTTAACAATGCCATTACTTTGTCATTATGTGAGTTTCTTCCACGTACTCCCAACGGTCCTTCAATATGTTTACGTTGGAGTTTGACACCAGCTGCATTTTCAATAATCGTAATTAATTCATTAACGGACACCATTCGGTCTGATCCAATATTAAATGCCGATTGATGTGGACTATCCATTACACGAATTGTTCCTTCGACTGCATCATCAATATACAAAAACGACCGTGTTTGCTCACCATCACCCCACACTTCAATCGTATCAGAGTTAGTGTGTAAAGCATGTGCGACTTTTCTACAGAGCGCGGCCGGTGCTTTTTCTCGTCCACCTTGCCACGTACCTACTGGACCGTAGACATTGTGGTATCGGACAATACGGGTTTCAATTCCAAAATCTTCGGTGAAATGACGACACATGCGTTCCATAAACAGCTTTTCCCAACCATACCCATCTTCGGGATCGGCTGGGTATTCTGTACCTTCAATTAAAGGTTCTGGTTCTGTCGTGTTTTGTTTATACACAGGATAGACACAAGCGGTCGATGCGAAGAGAAACTTCTTTGCTCCGTTTAGGTGTGCTGCTTTTAATGTATTGGTGTCTGGAATAATGGATAACATACACAATGTCTTATTGTGTTCGATAAATCCCATTCCACCCATATCACACGCTAAATGATAGACTTCATCAATACCTTGCGTGGCGTTTAGAGCAACATCGTAATCCGTTAAGTCTCCGACGATGTTTTCTGCTGACTCGGTAATTTGATACCATTTATCAAACGGCTTTTTATCAATTGCTCGTACTGTATATATTTCTGCTAATTTCTTTACTATATGTCCGGCAATAAACCCACCGGCTCCCGTAACCAATATTGTTTTCATAACCATTTCCTCTTAATTATTTTTCAGTATTACAATTTAGTATATTCGTACTGTACTATAATACATATTTACGTTTTTACCTCACCAATTGATTTTACTCACACGAACTGTTCGATCCGCCGCAATCAATATAATTTGTACACGATAATACATATTCTGTACCATTACAAGTGTACAAATCTTGGCCCACACATTGAGTAGCTCCAAAAGTACATGTTGCTGGTGATGGTGTTGGTGAAGGTGTTTCTGGTGAAGGTGTTACCGGTGAAGGTGTTACCGGTGAAGGCGTTGGTGCTACGGGTGGGCATGGTGTATTTTGACATTGCCCAGCACAGCAATATGCACACGGTGAACAATCTTGAGCATCAACACATGGTATTGTAGGACATTGTATTTCAGGCGAAGGCGTCACTGGCGAAGGTGTTTCCGGCGAAGGCGTCACTGGCGAAGGTGTTACTGGTGAAGGCGTCACTGGCGAAGGTGTTACTGGTGAAGGCGTCA